GCCTGCGTTGCGCCGGAAGGACCCCTCCGCTATGGTCCGCCGCGCCGGACCCGTAGCTCAGCTGGATAGAGCGCTGCCCTCCGAAGGCAGAGGTCGTGAGTTCGAATCTCGCCGGGTCCGCCAGTAGACTCCCCAAAAGTGCTGTTTTGCGGGGATTTTGAGCCACCCCGGTAGACCCAGCCCACGCACTAGCCCACACAGGCGCACGGCCGAGGGATGCCACTTTAGAACCGGCGTCCAAAGTCTCCGCAGATCAGGCGGCCCGCCATGATAAGCGAGTGCTTCACCTCAGCGAGTTCCGCCGCCGGCCGCTTGACCTGGTCGTGTTCGATCCAGTTGAGAGCATCGAACAAGCCCCCCAGCGCGTGAACGCCGGACTCGAGTTCGTTCCTTGTGGGCGCGTCAGATCGAGATGATGCCATCGATACCTCCGGTTGTAGACCGGAGAAGCGTGCCCACGGATGTCCCCAGCTTCAAGACAAGTCTCACTTAACAAAAGTTAAGCGCGCCTTAACATGTTCAAGCCAATTTGGGGAAATTGACGCCTGCAACGTTCGTCGCGCCGACGCTTGGTAAAGCGGCCTTCACATGCCCGTCGTGCCATACCCTTTGCACGCAATCGAGAATTGAACTGCTGACGAGGAATTACAGAGGGAACTACTCGGTATTGGCGTCAACGAAATTCACACGTTGCACCAATTGTCAGCTGCAGATGATTTGGCACAACGGCGCGATTATCCACCCGGCTACTTCATCCGCTCCCTTCCCGCATACCGATCTTCCGGCGGATTTGCTCCCTGATTACGAAGAGGCTCGTGCAATCGTTGCAACCTCGCCGCGTGGTGCATGTGCACTGCTACGCTACATCATCGATCGCCTGACTGTTAACCTCGGAGGCAAGCCGGCAGACAGCATCAACGATCGAATCGCCTACCTGATCCGAGAAAAGGGTTTGGCGCCACAGGCACAGAAAGCGCTCGACGCCGTACGCGTGATTGGGGCGAACGCGGTACATCCCCTCGAACTAGACCTCAAGGACAACGTTGACCTAGCGACGAAATTGTTTGGGCTGATCAACGGAATTGTTGAAGACACGATAACGAGGCCCGCTGCGATCGCCGCAATCTATGGCGCCCTCCCGCCCCGCAACCTAGCTGCCATCGAGAAGCGCGATCAGAAGAAGAGCTAATCGCGCTTCACTATGGTCAAACGCGGCCGATCCCTGGAACTGTCCTTGCGAGGCCGGCAACCGGTTGCGTCCTGAAGCGCCGCCATCACGGCCTCGCCTTCAACGAAATTGCGCGCCCAGCATTCGAACCAGTCGGCAATCTCTTCTTTCGTGCGAAGCTCAGCGGCCCGGCGCCGAAGGTCGGCAGTGTTGCGCTGCCAAGCTTCCGCCCTCGCCTCTAGGGCACTGTGATCGGCCGTCTCAAGCTGCGCCATGTCAGCCCGCTGCCCGGTTCGTGACGTACCGCGACAGCAGGTTCGTCAAGCGCTGGAGATCTGCGCGCAGCTCGGCGTTCTCCTTCTGTGATGCACTGAACATGGTCTGAAGCTGCTGCGTCTGCTGGACCACGGCAGCGATGCCGGGATTGTTGACGTCCAAGGCGGTGCCCGTGCTCCCACCCGGGAGCTGCACAGCCGCGAGCACCGACTGCATGTTCGCGACGATCTCGTCGCGGATGGCGTTGTAGGCCGGCGAGCCCGCGAAGTGCGACTTCGCGAACGCGGCGCGCTCTACACCCTCGCTGCCAAGCCTGGCGATCGCCTCCTGGTCGCCTGCCTGCGCCTGCGCGTAGGTCGCCATATAGGAGGCGTTGAGACCCGCCATCGTGCCGGCCGGATCGAGGTTGGCGAGATCGCCACCCGGCGTCAGGCGCTTGATCGCTTCCTCCAGCGAGGCCACGGAGGCACCGTAGAACTGCTCCTTGAGGTCGGCTTCCTTCTTCAGCCAATACTCGCTGATCCGCGCCATATCGACGTAGACGTCCTTGACGTTGTCGCGGATGTATTCGGCCGAGGCGATGGAGTCCTTGCGCTGGTCCTCGAGCTTTCGCAGCTCGACGGCGAGCGGGTCGAGCATCGAGTCGATGAAGTCCTCGGCATAGCGGGTACGGAGCTTGTTCTGCTCCTTCAGGATCGGATCGAGCGAGAGGCCGTAGCGGGTGGCGCCGCGGGTCAGCTCCGCGAACTGGTCGTCGATCTCCTTCAGGGCCGCCTCGGCGGTGTGCACGGTCTTGCCGAGGTTGATCGACGAGCCGACCAGCGGCGGCGGCTTGTACTCCTCGCCGCCAAAGAGGCCGCCGAGCATCGGGCCAAGGAACGAGAGCGCCATGCCGAACGGCTGGAGGCCGGGGATCATCGACATGATGCCGCCGGCGATCGAGCTGATGCCGCCGATGGTGCTGCCGGTCCGCCCCTTGCCGGTCGCCAGCTGGAAGATGCCGGAGCCGATGCCAGCCACCGCACCGATGCCCTGCATGGGCGTGATGCTCCACGTCGACGGGTTCATGATGCTCGGCGTGATCTGCGGGACACCCGCCATCGCTCCCGGCGAGATGCCCGCATAGGGGCCGGTGAAAGGCGTGTTGAGCCACTGGCCGAAGCTGCCCAGCGATCCCGACATGCTTCCCATAAAGCCGCCGCCGCCAATGCTCGGCATGGAGAGGCCACCACCGCCGCCGAGGCCCGGAATGCCGCCGACGCTGCTGCTGTAGCCGAGCTGCTGGCCGACGCCGGGCGGGATGATCCCCAGGCCCGACATGGCGGTGACGACGTTGCCCAGCATCGGTCGGATCACGGCCAGCGCCATCATCTCGGCCACCATGCGGCGGATGATGCGGGTCCCGATCTGGCCCAGCTCCTCGAAGGAGAACTTACCGGACTCGAGCATCTTGTCGAACAGGTCGGCGGCCGTCGTCTGGATCGACTGTAGGGCGGTCTTGAAGGGCTCCGTCCACAGTTCGGTGGACTTCTTGGTCTCCTCGATCTTCGTCTTCAGCAGCTCCTGCTGCTCGACCGCACGGATGCGGGCATCGATGTCTTCCTGCGCATCCTCGATGCCGCGCTTCTTGACCTCCTGCATGACCTTGAGGATGGCGAGCTCGCGCGCGCGGATTTCCGGCAGCTCGTTAGCGAGGCGGACCTCGGCCGCCAGAAGCTCGTTTTCGCTCTGGATAGGCTCGGTTCCGAGTCTGAAGTCCTTGAGGTTCTTCGCCTTGTCGGACGCGGCGGCGAGGTCGTAGAGCTTCTTTGCCAGTGCATCGACGGCAGGCGCGTTCGCCTTGGCGCTGTCGCCATAGGCATCCTGGGCGGCCTTGGCGGCCTTGTAGCGCAGCTCGAGATCGCCAACAGCCGCGGCGCCAGACTTCGCCGCCTCGGCCATCTTTTCTTCGTAGGCGAGCGCCAGCTCGGCGTCGGTCTTGAGCTTGTCGATCTTCTTGGCTTCAGAGGATCCCGCACCCTTGACCTTCGACAGCCCGGCTCCTGGAGTCGGGGCGGCGAACGCACCGTCACTGCCATAGAAGTAGCTCGCCGCATCGGCCGCAGCGCTGAGGCCGGCCTGCCGATCGGCTTCAGCCTTCGCGGTGCGCTGGTGGGCTTCCCAAGCTGCGCCCGCCTCGCCGGCCCGGTTTAGTCTGGTCTCGAAGCTGCTCGCCCCGCCGCCGTCGATTCGGCCGAAGGACACCGAGCTGCCGCTGATGCCCAACTTGCCGGACAGCCACGGGAACTCAGTGGCGATCTTGTTGCCGATGATGTTGAGGCCGCCTTCGACGGCGGCGATCGCACCATTCAGCGCGTCGACGAAGAACTTCGGCAGCTCCGAAGGCAGGTCGGCAAAGTACGACATGAAGGTGACGACGAACCGGCCGGCGGACAGTGAAAGCTCCTCAAAGCCACGGGACGCGATCTCCGTGAGCTTTCCGCCAATCAGGGACTGTTCCCATTCATCGAGGCTCTTGGCGGTCTTCGTCAGCCACGCCCCGAACTGCTCGAGCTCCTCAATGGCCAGGACGGTTTCGGTGGCAACGTGCGCCCTCATCTTGAGCAAGCCCGCCGCGACGCGGTCGACGTACGAGTCGAGCTTCTTGATCGTCTCGTCGTCGATCATGGCGCCCGCCAGCCGGGCGTTGTTCTCCATGATCTTTGCGCCGGCGGCCAGGTCCCTGAACATCGGCAACAGGCGCATGCCCGACTTGCCGAAGAAGTCGACGGCAGCAGCCGAGCGCTTGGCGGGGTCCTCGATGGCGAGGATCGCTCCCGCGACGTCCTGCATGAGATCCTGCGTCGGCCGGAGCTTGCCCTGCAGGTCGAGGTTCTTGATGCCGAGCTGGTCCAGCGTCTCGATGACGGCCTTATTGCCGTCGGCCGCCTCGCCCATCTTCTGGGAGAACTTGCCGTAAGCGACTTCCAGTTGCTCGAGCTTCGCCCCGTTCTGTATCGCCGCGAGCTGGGACGCCTGCAGGAAGCGGGTACTGATCTGCAGCTGGTCGGCCAGCTCCTCGAGTCCCGACGCCGCATTGAGCGCCTGGCCGGTAAACTGAGTTCCCCAAGCAACTGCGGCCGCAACGGCAAACGTTTTGAGGCGGCCGAGCGCCGCTCCGAGCTTGTTCTCCATCCGCTCGAAGGCAGTCGCCATCTTGGCCGACTGCTCCTCGATACCCTTCAGAGCGCGCTTCGCCTCATCGCCTCCGTCCTTTGCAGGGCCGGGCGTCGATGACGATTCGGATCAGCTGCGTCTGGTCAGACACGCGACGCCTAGTTGCTGATCTTCAGCAGCTTGATCGCGTCGCTGTTCGCCACGTCGCCGCCTACCCGGCGGTAAGCGTAGAAGTTGATAAGCGGCCGAGAGGTTAACGGGTCTCGGAGGTACAGGATGCCGAGCTTGTCGACGATCGTATACCCAGCCTTGAAGTCACCGAATGCGACCGGGAAAGTGTTAGCGCCGATCGCCGGCATATTCTCGTCGAACTCGACGGGCCGGCCCAGGAGCGAGGGAGGCGCACCGGCAGTCATGCCGGGACGCCAAATGTAGTTGTTGTTGCCATCCTTCAGATTGTCGAGCGCGTTGGCCGTCGAGCTGGCCATCAGCCATGTGGCATTGCTGCGGTGCGCGGCCCGCATGGACCAGTAGAGGTCCTTGATGCCATTCGCCCCGCCGGCGGCGTCGGAAACCGCGCCGGCAGAACCGCTAACGACGTACTGAAGCGTGCCCCAAGGCCTCTCGAGATCGCCTGTCGTCGCAACGGGAAGAGTCATGAAGCCCCGCGGCTGCTTGATGCTGGTGCCGTTGATGCAAGCGGCCGCTTCCTTGCGACCGAACTTTTCCCCGATCTTGCCCTCGATCCATCTGCCCATGTCGAAGCGGGAGTCGTCGATGAGGCGCTGGGTCAACGGCGCCAAGGCGTACATCTCGTCGACCGGGATGGTCCGCATCTTCAGCTTCGGAGTTGCCGTAGCCGGCCGACCTTCCTGCTCACCGACCCACTCGGCGCCGACTTCCTCCGTATCGATCGGCTCCTCGTAGGCGTCTCCGCTGCTGATCGTGATGGTGTTAGCCAAGCGCCGCATCGGGCTTTCGTCGTGGATGCGCTTCAGCATGGTGGGCGACAGAGCCGACTCTACCGTGTAGCCTCCATCGGGATCGCTCGCGACGTTCATAGCCTTCAGCTCACCTCGGGCATAGTGGCCGAGGTTCTTCAGCTCCAGAGCCCGCGCCTCGTCTTCGGCGCCGCCGGCGCCCGGGCGCTTGGCCTTCAGCTCGAAGCCGTCCATTCGCTCGGTAAGCTGCTTGATGGCCTCGGTGGTGTTGTTGCCCATCTGCTCGATGAGCGCCTTCAGGTCGGGCGCGTTCTTGCGCTCGATGGTGCGGTTCGACATGTCAGGTCCTCTTGATGAAACGGGAAATCGCCTCGGCCTGCGCCTTGATGGCCGCAGCCAGTTCTTGAGCTTCGCCGTCAGCGTCCCGCTGATCGACGAAAGCGGCTTTCGCCAGCGCCACGATCTTTGAGGCAGTGGCTCGCGAAACTCCTGCTTCCCGCAGGATGGCTTCGACAATTCGGGGAGTGACGGGATGACCAGGCTTGAGCTTCACGCCGTCGACTCGAGCAAGGGGATTGCTGGGGAACGTCACCAGCGATACTTCGACGAGCTCGAGCTCGGTCAGGATCCGCTTCGTGTCGCCGGCTTGGTCGGGCCGCTTGAAGTCGTGCGTGACGTAGCCGATCGACAGGCCTGTGAGAGCGCGATCCTTCAGGAGCGTGTAGGCTTCCCGGCCCCGGTCAGTGTCGCTGAGACGCCCTTCGACTTTAAGGCCGTGCTCATCCTCATGCATCGAAGTCCAAACACCGACCGGCATCATTCCGTCGCCGCGGCCGGTCCAGTCGCCATGCTGGGCCAATAGAGCCGGCATGGTCTTGGATGCTCTGTGCTCTGCCAGCGACTTCAGGAATGCGCCTGGTGCGATGACGTCGCCATGGCTGTCGACGTTGCCGAACACGGCGCCATAGCCGGAGAAGGTACGGCTGTTGCCGGCGAGCTTGACCTCGCGGAGTGCTACGTCCGTGCGCTGCACTACGCCCTCCCCTGCGGGGGGATGCTGGCTAGACGCTCAACCGAGATGCCCTGATCGTCGACGAGGTCTTCATGGGCCCTTGCTTCGTCGATCGTCAGGACGACCCGCTCGGCAACGTCATGCGCCTCGCTCAGGCGGCCGGCGCGGAAGAGGTCGAGTTGATGACGGAAGGTTTCCGTAAGCTTGGATGCCGCTTTGCCGTTTTCGAGTGCGCGATGCAGCAGGAACGAGGCGATGACCTGCAGTGTTGCTCGGTCACTCGATTCGAGCTGGTGCTTGATGTGCGGAGGAAGGTCCATAGGCGCTCGCGTGACGATTGGGCCGCTGTTGCGGCTACTGGATCGTCCCGGGCGCCCTGCGTCCCGCAGGTGCTGGCGGGTGCCTCGAACAAGATCGTCTGCTTCGTCCCGAAGCTCGCGACCTCTCGGCAATGGCAACGTAGTCGGAGTCGAAAGTTATCTCAAGCGCTTCCGCGCGGCCGCATGCTGGCGAACAGCAGCGCGCGCATGCGGTGCGTGACGGCTTGCTTCAGCGCGCTCATGCAGATGTCCAGCTGCAGCTCGCTGAGATGTGGGAAGTCGACGGCCAGCATGTCGCGGTACTCCTGGCCGATCAGTTCGAAGGCGTCGTCCCAATCGGGCAGCGGCACGTCGAGCATCGCCTCAGCGATCTGCGCCGCTGTTGCGATGGCATGCGGCGCGAGCTGCGCCGGGATTTCGATGTCAGACATGGGTAGGGGGCCTTCAATGTTTGGGCCGGGGAGCGTTGACCGCGCTGGGGGCTTCGTTTGCGCCGCCGCGTTTTGAACATAGGGGGGGTGTCAGGCGCCGTAACGGTTACACCCCCGCCTTTGGGTAGCTGTCAGCGTCGATGAACGGGAAGTCGTCAGCCGAATCGATGCCGGCTATAGCGGCTGCAAGGCTGCTGTTGCTGCGGGGCTTCTCATGAATTCTGTCGTAGCGCCCCTCGAGCAAGCGGGCGAAGTTCCGCGCCTTCAAAATCCAATCGAGATCGAACCAGCCCTGCATGACCCCGCTGCTATGCCGGAGGTAGTCCGCGTCGTGCGCCTTCTCGAGTGCTATCTTCCAGCCCTCGAGGCCGTCGCATTCGGCCAGGCGCGCCTCGATTGCATCACGGCGTTCCTGGGTGAGCAGCCCCGCCGCGGGCCACCCGTGCAACCGAGCGGCATCTTGGTAGGCCTGAAGCGCCGCAGCTGGGCCGCCGCCGCCGTCAGCAGCATCTACCTGTCCCTGTAACTGTCCCTCTTGCTGTCCCTCTGACTCTTGCTGTCCCTCTCTGCCGTTACGTGCCGGTTTCGTAACCGGCTCTGTAACCGTTACGCCGGGGTTACTAGCTGCGCGCTTGTCCCGGAATTTCCGCACTTTCTCGCGGTTCCTGACCCTGCCGGCCCAGGCATCGAGTGCGAATTCCGCAACGACTGGATGATACCAACGACTGTCGTTGCACTTGATCCAGCCGTTCATCGCTTGTGCTTTTACCCGCTTCCAGGATCGGATTGCCGATCCGAAGCCGGCGTGCTCGGCCAGAAGTTGGTCGTTGTCCGGCAGGGAAGCGGCGGGTGTTTCGTGCACGAACGAGTGCCAGTACAGGCGAATAGCGGCGACCTTCGCGTCATTCGAGGCGCCGATCCACGTCGTCGACTTGAACATGCGATCGCCGTAGAGCGGCAGAAACGGCATGCCTCGCAGGCACACGTCGCCGGGTACCAAAGGCGCGGGTAGATCCTCGATCATACGCTGGGACGCTGTTATGGGCGATTGGGGCGGCTTCACGCCGCCTTCTGGCGGCGCGCCTTCTGTCCGACTCGAGGAGCCCCGGCGATCAGCGCCCGAATGCTTTCCTCGGTGATGTACGTTCGATCTCCGATCTTGAGGGCGTCCAGCTTCCCGCTCTTGATGAGTCGGTAGACCGTTGCTGGGGACGCGCCGCCGAGCTTGATGCCGGTGTTCGAGATGTTGTGAACAAGCGGCTGCGCAGCCTGGTCGCTCTGCATTGTGTCGCTCCGTGTAGCTTCGTGCGACTGTGCAAATTAAGGACGCAAAGGGAGAGAGCAACAAGAGTCCGCGCGGCGCTCGTGGAATGTTACCGGCTAATTCCGGCCGGCATGTCGGGACCAATCCAGTCTGTCCGAGGGATTGCGCCGGGCTCGCCAAATCGAAGCCGAAAGACGCCCTGTGTCGCCAAGGCGAACATTCGATCGGCATAGGCAGGATTGCGTCGGCACCGGCCGTCGACGCGATAGTATTGCTCTAGCATCGCCTTCAAGCTGACGACCCGGCCGCCCTGACGCCCCAAAGACTGCGCGTGCTTGGCGATGATGCCGCGAGCTGATGGCGTCTTAGCGCCCATGGAAGCCACGGCGATTCGTCGACGAGTAACGAACGCCCAAACCATCTCCTCGAACGGAGGCCCGGGTTTCCGGCCTCGCCGCTGCAGATCGGCCGGGTCCTTACGCTTCGTCACCGGCGGCCCTGCCGGATCGGCACGACGTTTCCGCGCTGTCGTGGCTGCGCGCAGTATCGCGCCCAATCGCTCATGAGCTGCGCCCGCTTCGCCAGCAGGTCGCCTCGCCGATAAGCGGCCTCAACTCTGTCCGAAAGCGTGTGTGCCAGAGCAGCTTCAGCTACCTCGCGCGGATAAGCGGTCTGTTCGGCTGCCCAGTCCCGGAAGGTCGACCGGAAGCCGTGCACCGTGATCTCGTCTCGCTTCATCCGCTTGAGCACTGCGGTGAGGGACATGTTGCTCAGGCCGTTCTTTCGGCCCGGAAACACAAAGTCGGCTGGCTGACGGGATCCTGGCCGAACGCCCGACATCTCGCGCAATATCTCGAGAGCGGCACCACTGAGTGGCACCCGGTGTTCCTTGCCGGACTTCATCCTGTCCGCCGGCACCGTCCAAAGCTTCTGCTTGAGATCGACTTCCGACCACCGAGCTCCGATGACTTCCCCGGTGCGTGCAGCTGTCAGGATTGCGAAGTCGAGAGCCTTTGCCGACACCCCTGATTGCTTGCGAAGGGCGGACATGAACGAACCAACGTCAACGTACGGCAGCGCCGGATGGTGTTTTATGCGGGCAACTCTCGATACGTTGGCGAGAAGATTGGAGAGATGACCACGCCACCGCGCGGGATTCTCGCCGTCACGCCATCCTCTGGCCTTCGCGAAGTCCAGCACAGCTTCGATACGGCCGCGAAGCCGGCCGGCAGTTTCTGGAAGCTTCGTCCATATCGGCTCTAGAGCGGATGTGACGTCACCGGTGTCGATCGACGCCACCGCTCGGTTCCCGAACTTGGGGATCGCGTACGTCTCCAGTGTTGAGCGCCACTGCGCTCGATGCTTCTCGTTCCGCCACGAGCTCTCATGCGCCGCGATGTAGAGATCGACTACATCCCGGAAACGGCGTCCGGAGGCGAGCTGCTGCGCGACCTTCTGATTTCGACGCTGCTCGATGGGGTCGATCCCCTGTCGAAGAAGCCGACGGCATTCACTGGCCGCGTCTCTGGCCTCCGCAAGCGATACCTCGGTCAATGGACCTAGTCCCATTGCCCGGGCCCGCCCCAGCCGGCGATAGCGAAACAGCCAGGCGCGGCGCTCCATGTCGCGGACCTGCAGCCAAAGCCCGTCTCCGTCGCCGTAGCGGCCGGGCTTGCCGAGCCTGTTGATCCGGAGTTGAGTAAGCTTTCCCATGCCGTAGCCCACACCCTGGCCCACACGGGGGCCTGAGATTTAGGGACTTATTGTGAGGCATAGGGAGAGATGAACAAGTGGAAAAGGCCCGTAAAATGGGCCTTATTGACAGGTGCTGAATGACAAGGATACAGGAGTATGGCGGACGCCGGGTCCGCCACTAACGCAATGAAAAACCAGTAGTCACGATTTCGGCTTATCCGTTGAGATCGCGGGTTCGCGCAGTACGATAGCGGCATGCTGCCACTCCTCGATACCAGCGGCTATCG